GTCTCAAAGGCTAGGTCGATCCCATTACGGATCAAGTTAGACTTTAAGAGCGGACCTGATATGCGACCAACAGCCATCTCTTCTCCTCAATACGGGGATCCTGTCCCTCTAGCCTAAATTTTCAGCTTGCGCTCTTTGCTGGCTAACCACAGTTCGTCCTGCCACGGATTGGTCTTCCATTGTGGCATTAATATTATTTATCGTATTTGAGAAATAGTACCTAGTTACCCTAGTATAAGAGTCCATTCATTAGACAGATCTTCCATGAATTCTGATGTAACAACACTGCCGCCACCTGCTGCTGATATCCAAGTAGAACCATCATACACTTCCATAAATCCATCTGTGGTATTCCAGCGTGTGTCGCCAATTTGATTACCAGTGCCGCGATCAGTTGTGTTATTTCCGTTTGGTATAACAACACCAAACGTCCCGCCAAATTTAATATAACCTTTGTTTGTTGCTGCAAGTGTCAAATCACTTCCTGAATTATTTTTAATAAGGTTATCTTTGAAACGCAAATCATTTAGATCTATTTCGCCAGTGCCGTTCCTTACTAATTCTAAGTCTGAGTTAGATACATTTGTTGTAATAACATTGTTATTAACTAAAACATCATCGACTTGTAATCCGTGTAGCCTAAATCCTGTTCCAGTAACTTCGCCTACTAAACTTGTAGAATCAATAGGATCAACAGCCGTATTCATGAATATGTTGATATTATTTGATGTTGGATCAACAACAACACTTTCGCCTCTGTCTGCAGAATAGATCCCGCCAAATCCAATTATGCCCGTAGAATAACCTTCAAAAACATTGTCAGTAGTTGAAAATCGTATTTGTCCTTCTTCACCAGTTAGTCGTTGTGCATTTGTACCAACCGGTAGTAACAATGCTGAAGTACTTGTAATATATGCATTTCCTAATGTAGTTAAATCTAATTCTCCACTAGTTGAATCAGGTGCAACTGCACCAAGTATATTGTCAGTAAAACCCACTTGTTGTAAAAATACTGTTCCTGTTCCTACAGCTCTTAATTCTAAATTAGCATTAGAAACAACAGTTGCAATATTATTGTCCCATATATCTATAGAATCGGTATGTAAAATATTAGCGTTAAAGTCTTGTGCTGCGGCAATACTATCTGAACCTAAAATGTCATCACCTGATAAGTCGCCGCTAAATGTCATGTTGTTATTAACAGTTAAATTTTGATTAATTTGTACTGCACTAGGTGTATAAACTTCTCCGGTACCGTTAGCTCTTAGTAATAAATTATTGTTTGCTTGTGTTGTTTCAATAAAATTATCTCTAATTTTTATATCGCTGCTTGCTATTAATTCAACACTAGTTATATTAGATTGCACATTCAAGTTTGCTAATGATAAATCTCTTGTAGATAAATTATTTTCTATTATAACATCAGTATAAGGAACAATTATTTCACCTGTTCCTGCTGCACGTAATTCTAAATCTGCATTAGAACTAGTAGTTGTAATTACATTTCCGTCTATAAGTATTTCTTCTAGTTGTACATATGAGCCAACTGTTAAATCTTGTGTAACAGTATAATTTGTAGAAGCATACCCACCAGTTTGGAAACTATCTCCTACATGAGTTATGTTTCCGGTAAGATTAATATCTTGTAAATCTGTTACACCATCAACTGTTAAATTGTTATCCACTACAACATTATTGTCCGGTATTAATATTTCGCCTGTACCATTGGCACGTAGGTCTAAATCTGCATTTGATTCTGTTGTAGTAATAAAGTTATCTTGAAATTTTATATCACTAATCTGTGCTTGACTCAACCAAGCATTTGACCAACGCTTGTTGCCTTTGCCTAAATCATATCTGCCGCTTATATCTGGTATAACATCTTGTGGAAATTCTGCATTAAACGCAACTGTGTCTGTGTTTTGATTACCTAATGTAATCAAACTTCCATCTATAGTTATGTTGCCAGTCATTGAAAGATTTTGACTCATTGCAACATTTGTTAAAAAGTTTGTAGTTCCTACACTTGCTAGATTTATATTTCCAGAAATTGATTCTATTAAATTTCCGCTTATTCTAATATTTCCAGTTTCTATTTTAGTGCCATCAACAACTGTAAGGTTGCCATTTGTATTAATGTTTAATCCGTTTATAGCATCAATGTCAGCTTCAGAAAGTGTAAGTGTAGTTGTTCCTGCTTCTTGATCAACAAAAAATTCATTACCTACACGGAAGTTGCCTAAATGGTCAATTGATTGATAGTAAATTTTACCACTATTAAGTTCTGTAACTTCTTGGCTTTGTATTACTCGACTAGGATCGTTATCAACATACTTACCTACTCCTATGTATGCAAAGTTATGTTGTATTAGATACATAAGGGTATCTGCACCGTCTGCTACTGCACCATAATTACCATAAACGTTTGCAGAACCAATTGATCTTAGCTCTGCGCCGTATTTTACAGTGCTTCCATCAGTGCTAAGATGTCCTGTAACACCATCTACAGCATACAATCCTCTATTAGCAAAGTAGGTAAATGAGTTAAGCCATTCTACCCTTACACCGTTTGTCATTGTAACTGCATCAACACCTGGTGTGATAAATGTTACACTATGGAATAGCATACTTGCTTCTTCGCTTGCACTGGTAACATCAGCACCGTCTATAAGAGCACCTTTACCAGCATCTCCACTTGCAAAGCCTCGCGGATCGCTTGCACTTGTAGTTGTGCCTTGTGTAATAACTGTTACGTTTTGAACATACGGAGATCTTGTAGTTACAACAGTGTTTGGTGCAAATCGGAAAGCATAACCTGTATCATTTCCACTGTCATAATAAAAATCTTTTACAGTTAGATTTTGAACTGTACTTTCACCATTTAGTAAAAATACATCCTCACTTTGATAAGCACTTTCAGGACGTATAATAGTGTTACGCATATCTTCGCCAATAATGCTAACTTGCGAGGGAACTTCTAAAGGTAATTCTTCTTCGTATCCGCCAGCATATACAAAAACTGTTACCGGACCGTCAATACTTGCATCTGCAAACGCAAGAGCTCGTCTAAGTGTTTTAAATGGACCGTTTGGATGATCACCAACATTAGCATCGTCCCCATTTTGTGCAACATATATTATATTGCCCTGTCTTAAAGTGTAAGGATCAATTCCTGACAAATCTACAGTAGTACTTGTGATTGTACCACCATTTACTAAAACCGTATATAGTTCGCCCCATCTTCTATCAGGCAAACCTAAATCATATGCTATATGAGTAGAAGGAACAATGTTAGAATCAACATCAGTATTAAAAACAACAGTATCAACAGGATATGTTGAATCATCTCCTGCGTTACCAAACGTAATATTACCATCAAAGGTTACATTTCCTGTGGCGTGTAAATTAGCATTAACTTGTAGATCGTTGAAAATTTCTACAGTGCCTGTACCGTTTGGAACTAATTCTATATCACTGTTAGATCTATAGGTAGATATTGAATTGTCTGATATGTGAAGATTATCAGTTTCAAAATTAGATAAATTTATGCTTTCAGAAGCATTTAAGTAAATGTTACCTACTAAAACATTTAGATTATTGTTAGATATATTATAATTTGCTATGTCAGCATTAGTAGCTATTTGATTTGTAGTAGAATATGTTTCGTTAGACAGATCAAGTTCTATACTTGCAACGTCTTTGTTAATCCCTATACGTCCGTTATTAACGTCAAGGTATAGTAATACATCTTGGTCTAATGTGTTTCTAAATTTTAAATCTATACCGTTGCGTTCTAAATTAGCAGTTAGTAACGGACCTGATATTCTACCTACTTGTGCCACTCATATTCTCCTTGACACAGTATTTATTGGATTATTTGTCGAAGTTATGTATGACTGTAATTGGTTTATCAAGATCAGGTGCTGATGTAAATTCAAGGTACCAACCTGGTAAGTATGGACCTGTGCTAGATCCTGCTTTTAATATAAATCCAGTGCCAGCAACATAGTTTGCTAAGTTACCCCCTGTGGTATCAACACCAACTTCAATTTGATTAGCAGCCGGAATACTTACAATAGTATGTACGCTAGGTGAGCTGCTATCATCTGTGTTTAATGATTCTATTATATCGTCAATATTGCTCTCAACACCACTTACATACAGTAAGTCATCTGTAGTGTATCCGTGATTAGTTTCAGTTTGAATAACTGTAGTTGAACCTACACTTACAACAGTGGCAATTTCTTTTCTATCGCCAGGATTTTGTGTAAGTGAATAGTTTGTTGTAGGAAGCTGATAAACGTTTTCTACAAAGACTAAAATGTTTTGTGCTGCTACTGGTGCAGGTACAAATGGATCTCCGCTGTCTAAAGGTCCAAAAAATGTTTCAACAGCATCACCATAGCCTACTGTTTGTACAGTAATAGGCGATGTTGTTGATGGTACCGTACTTCTAACACCTACCCAAGCACCATTTTCGTATGCTTCAAATCTATTGTCATCTGTATTATATCTTATGTATCCGTCAGCTGCACTTGACGGTCTTTCTGCAGATGTTCCTTTAGGCACAAGCATTGCTTTGTCACTGTCCATCTGAACAATGTCATTTACATCGTATTTTACGCCCTTTCCGGCTATCGATCTAAGGTTTGTACTTTGTGCCTTAATTAATCTCATGTTATACTTCCAAGTAACTAACTGTTGCAGCTAAATTTGTCAAGTTGCCTCCAATATCTGGATTAGCAACAAAAGAAATTTTATCTCCAGCTTCTAATACTATTTTTTCACTATCAAATGTAAATGTTTCGCCTGCTGGTAGTTCTAGTTCTCTAATTACACATGTAATACTATTGCTTAAAGAATCACCATTAGGAATTAAATGCATATCAAAGTCTGCTGTATTTGCTGATGGAGATGCTCCTGACGGACTATAAGTATTGCAAACCATTACATTTGTTATAGCATATCTTTTTCCAGCAGGTACAGTTAGTATATCTAATTGAGTTGTTTGTAATTGTTGATTTGTAATCGCCATTGTATTTCCTCGTTAAAACAGCATACTGAAAACCAGTGCTCTGTTCCTGCTTATTATTTCATCATTTGTATTTGATTTATTTACAAAATAAAGACCTGAGCCTCCTTCAGCTTCGGTTTTACTGTAAATTTTTACACCTTCACTTGGTGCTGTTGGATCTGTTAAAGTATCATCTTCTGACGGTGTTTCTGTAATTTCTAAAATGTCCTTAACTTTAACACTTCCTGTACCAGGACTTGCTAATATTAGATCACTATTACTAAGTGTTGATGATATTTCAGTACCTTGTATTTTTATGTCTTGTAATTCAGTTCTATTTGAATATGCACTTACAACTACATTACCATCTACACTTAATTCTACTCTACTTTCTACCCCAGCAGTATCAAAGTCAATTACTTCTACAGAAGTATCGTTTTCTTCGATTCTATCTTGGAATACTGCACCTAACACATAATTAACATAATCTGTAACTGCTTTTGTATTAGGTATTCCGTCGTCATCAACAATAACGCCACCGCCGCCGTCTGTAATAACACCACCCGAGTAAGTAAATATTTGTTCTTCGTAATCTGAACTACCAGTAACAGAAATTACTCCGCCGCCGGTGCTAACATACAATGTTCCTCCAGCAACAATACCTGGAGTTTTAATCGGAAGCTCTTGCGTACCTTGTTCAAAAACAAAAGTACCTTGCCCAGATGTTCCGCCTAAAGCCCAGGTTATTTGCTCATCATACACCATTCTAGCGTTAGTTACAGATCCACGCTCTATTTCTATACCGCTTCTGTAACCTAATGCAGCAGGAATACCTGCTGCAATATTGTCTTTAGAAAGTACAATGATGTTATCTGCTATAGTAACATTGGTCGAATCAACAGTAGTCGTAGTACCCTTTACTTCAAGGTTACCTGTAATATAAACCCTACCGTTTAGATTATTTGTTCCATCAGTAGTGTCAAGGGTAATTGTACCCCCGTCCTGCGTGATGATTTTGTAATCTCCGTTTGATACTCTGACTACCTTTGACATAAATTATCCTTAGATTGCTGTCAATACTAATATGTTAGCTGTAGAGTCGTCTTGTATTTCCCATGTATAACGATTGTTATCAAAATCAATCATTGTGCGGTTTTGTACTTTACGAATATAAACTGCTTCGCCGCCAGCAACAAATCCTTGTAGTGACATTTCGTCGTTACCTAATGATCCAGTCGCTTTATTAACTAAGGTGCATACACCTTCGTTACCACCTACTGCATCTGGGTCGTCTGATACTTTAAATTTTGTTTCTGAACGCTGAGAAAGGATAATTCCTAATGCACTAGCAGTATTTGCGCCTACTTTTACTGAAACTGTTAAACGATCTTCGCTGGTTAAATCAGCGCCGCCTGGTGATACTTGTGTTGCACCAAAGTATCTTTTATTAAGTGGTCTTCCCATGATTATTTCTCCTTTGTTTAATCATTGCCGTTCTAGGGGCTACGCGGTGGATTTCCGCATAAGTCTTGTTTTACCAAGCACCTATAATTGACATTAGTATTTATCAATCTATCCAAAAGCCTCAGCCATAAAAAAAGGGCGACTTGCGCCGCCCTTTAGTTAGTATATTACCTAAGTAATTACTGGAAGCTAACGTTAGCAATAGTAACTTCGCCTAGGTAATCTGCTGCGTTACCTAGTGAAGATGCTGTGTTGTTCAACTCAACATATCCGTAGCGTGTCATGAAGCTCACGACTGGCTCGAATGTTGCTGGGTCTAGTACAACACCACTGCTCATCAATGGAATGTATGGGCAGTAGAACGCTGCTGCGTCTGATTCGCTTGAACCTTTGTAACCAACAAGCACTGGAGTTGCGTCTGAAGCATATGTATCAACATAAACTTTCATTGCGTTGTTCAATGTACCAACGAACTTAGTGTTTGTAGGTGCTTCGAAGCTACCTTCAGTTGTACGTGCAAAAGCTGAAGTTGTTGCTGACTGAAGAACAGTTAGTGCGTATGGAGACACAACTGCCCAGTTACCAGCACCACGTCTTGTGCGTTGTGCAATCAAGTTAGCAGTTCTGTTAATTAGAACAGCTAGTGCAGCATGTTCGTCACCGACGAAAGTAGCAGTACCTGAAACAGCAGACTGATCGAAAGCAGCGGCTGTACCAGCTAGTGTGCGTAGAGATCCTAGAACCTCTTGGTCGATTTCAGCGGTAATTTCTTGTGCTAGAGCAGCCATAATTTCTGCTTCAACATCAATACCATGCTGTGCCTGCGCATCCTGTGCAGACTCAAAAGTCCAACGAGCACTCAACTTACGAGTTTTCGCTTCAACTGTTTGCTTCAAGATTTGAATGCTTAATCTGTTACCAGCTGAACCTTCTAGTGTAGCTGTTGCTCCACCAGCTGCAGGGCTTGCTGCATTACCAGAATAAGATTCTGCAATCTTGAATGGTGAAAGTGCTTCTTCACCAGCTACGGCACCGCTTGCGCCTGTACCAGCTGTATCTGAATAACGTACTCTCAATGTGTGGATTTGACCCACTGGACCGGTCATTGGCTGAACACCAACTAACTCGTTAGCAATAACGGTTGGCATTACACGTCTAATGACTGGTAGGATAACTCTGTTTAGAGTTGCGACATTTCCGGCAGAAGTAGCACCAGCTGTTGCTGTCTCAGCCAAATACTTGCGAGTATTTTCTAATGCGCTTGACATTACAGCTTTCTTTGTGCCTGATAGGCCTTCAAGAAGGGCACCTTTGGTTTCCTGCCAGCGACTTTCTAGTAGTTCTGACATCATTTTCTCCTTAATATATTCCAGCAAGACGTTTAATGTCAATGACATTGTTATCGACTGCTGCTTTACTACTGTTTGTGTTTTCTCTATTGCCTGTTACTTCTTTGCCTTCTCTTAATACTGCCTTCTGCTTTTCTGGTGCATTACCGTCAATTACTGCCGGTAGATACTTGTCAAACGCAGAACGAAGTCTGTTAGTTTGAACTGATTCCAGTAAGTCTGTCATAATATCTTTTTGTTGCTTGCTCAATGGAGCAATCAACTCATGCATGATTTCTTTACGCTCAGCAGCTTCAACAAGACGCTTTTTATCAGCTTCTTGAGACTCTACTAATTGTTTAGCTTTTGCAGCAAATGCTTTTGCTTCAGAAAGTTGTTTATCTTTTGTTTCAACAACTTTTAAAAGTTTTGCAGTTTCTGATTTTTCATTCAGATAGCTGTTAGCATATTCACTTGCGAATGCTTCAAACAACTTGCGTCCAAAATCGTTTCTACGTGCAACTTCAATATCTTCTTTAAGTTGAGACATTTCACTGCGTAGTGCTTTATCAACTGTTTCTGATACTGCTTTTGCACTTCTCTGGATAAAGTTTTCTTTGACTTTAGCCAGGTGACCTTTTGCTTCTTTGACAAGTTTAACTTTGGTTTCAGCAAGGTCTTTCTTGTCTTCGTAAAATTCTGCAATTTCTTTAGCAAGACTTTCGACAACAAACTCTTCCAATTTGCTAAAGTTTTCACTAATAGCTTTTTGGTCTTCATGAAGTTCTTTAATTTCTTTTGCTAGTGATTCAACTACAAAGTGCTTTAGTTTGCTTGCATTTTCACGCATTGCGACAGCGTATTTTGCTTTTGCTTCTGCTAATTGCTTACGATCTTCGGCAAATTCTGCAACTTCTTCAGCTAGTTTTTCTGAAATTAGGTTATCAATGGCTTCTACCATTGTTGTTTTGTCATGCTCATATTTTTGAGCAAATTCTTCACGGAGTTCAGCGGTGACTGCAAGGCGATTTTCTTTCACCTTGGCATCCCACGCCTCTTCAAGTTCGCGGCGCACGTCTTCGGAAACTACATCATTTTCAAATAGTGTTTTTAGTGCATCCAACATGTTATTCTCCTTTTATTGGAGTCTATTGATTATATTAATCAAAGATTCTTTTAAGTATTTTTGTGCCTTATTATCGTGTTTTGTTGCCTGTGCAAGTTCGTAAGCCTTGTATCCTCCGCGGGCATTCATTAGATGCTCGTAGATTGGTGTAGGGTAAGCGCCTGGCGCACTAGGTTGCGCCACGACATCAACTGTTATAATTTCAAAGTCAGATACGGTGTTATTTCCGTCTTCTGACACGTTACCAGAACCTCTAGAGCTGACGCCAAGTTTGACGCCAGACTCTAGCATGGTTTTTACTAAGTTCCCCATTGGGGTTGGTAGAATTTTAAGTTTTCCATAACCGTTTGCATCGTCCATCCACATTTCTGTAATCATGTGCGAAACACGGTCAAGATTAACATTAAGTCCGTCAGGGTGATCAACTTCTCCGAGAACACTAAATCCTCCACTAATTTGATCGTTGAGAGTTTTGACAGCCCTGCCAATTTCATTTACAGGATATACACGTTGGTTTGCATTACGCACACCTCCTTGTATGCAGATACCTTTCATGTAAAGGTCTTTCCCGTCGTTGGCATTCTCAACTACCACTTTCGCTTGGTCGAATGTCAAATGCTCTCTTAATAAGTTATTCATCCTTAGTCCTTATTTGCCGCCAATAATTGATTTTTTATTAGCTGCGTTTTCGCCACTGCCTTTTTTCTCAGCGCCGTGGCCCTTTGGCATAGACTTCATTGACTTACTTGCTTTACCACCAGGAACATTTACATTACCTGCATTATCTTCCTTTGTTGTTGGTGCTGCAAGACCGCCTGTTGTGCCGCCGTTTCCGCCGTCACCGCCTTGTACCAAGTTACTTGCAGTGCCGCCCATGTCGTTTTTACCAGCTACGATTGACTTAGTGTTTGCACCGTTGTCGCCCATTTTTGGTGTTACTTTTTCAACATATTCGCGCATCTGCTCTGCTGCAGACTTAGGAGTAGATGATTCGTCAGTGTCTTCGTCATCTGCTTCGTCTACTTCTTCGTCTGAACCTTCGTATGCTACAGACTCTTCTTCAGGTGCTTCTTCGCCTTCATCGTCTGCGTCCATATCCATATCCATTTCACCTTCTTCGCCTTCGTCATCTCCACCTTCTTTGTCTTGCATTAGGTCTTCAAACTCTGCTTTAAGGTCTTCAAGTTCTGCTTCAAGATCTTTAATATCACCCTGTGTTGC